AGACCTTGAAGCGCGGCGCGATCGTGCATCCGGTTGGTAGCGACACGATCAAGACCACGCTGTTCGGGCGCATCCGCCATAGCGAGCCGGGGCCGGGCTACCTGCACTTCCACATGGAGGCAACCGTTGAATACTTCGAGCAGCTGACGGCTGAGAAGCAGGTGCTGCGGTACAACCGCTCAGGGTTTGCCACGAGGGAATGGGTGAAGAAACCATCCGCGCGCAATGAGGCGCTGGACTGCATGGTCTACGCCTATGCCGCGCTGTGCCATCTCTACACGCGCTACGACCGCAAGACGATCTGGGATCAGCTGGATAAGCCGCAGCAAGCGCGGATTAGAGCGCCGCTAAAGTCGGTTAAGGCTGGCTCAGCCTTCCTTAGCAACTGGTAGCGGTGAACATCCCAGCGACGATCAGGGCCGGCGACACCGTGAAGTGGCGGGATGAACCGAGCGTGGATGCCTTCGGCAATACAGTGAGCAGCGGCACCTGGACGCTGACCTATTACCTGCGCACCAATACAGCAAGCGAAGGCGCCACCAGCGTCGGCGCTGCCTATGGGCAGGGATGGGAGTTCACGATCGCTGCAGGCACCAGCTCGGGGTTTGATGCTGGGCAATGGTATTGGCAGGCGATTGCAACCTATGGCGCAGAGAAGCTGACGCTGGGCGCTGGGCAGCTTGAGGTCCTGGCGGCGCTGCAGTACGCCGGCAGCCCTGGCGCATTCGATGGCAGGAGCCAGGCGCAGCAGGATCTTGATGCGGTGCAGGCCGCGATCCGCGCGATGGTATCCGGCGGCGCGGTAGCCGAATACACGATCGGCAGCAGGCGACTGAAGAAGCTGCCGATGGCGGACCTGCTGCAGCTTGAGGCCAAGCTGAAGGCTGAGGTGAAGCGCGAGCAAGCTGCACAGCTGGCGGCCAATGGCCTCGGCAACCCCCACAACCTGTTCGTGAGGTTCGGCTGATGGCGAAGAAACGCAAGCAACAGCCGGCACCCGTGGCGCCACGGCGGCGCATGTACCAGGGCGCGCAGTTCAGCCGGCTGACGGCGGACTGGGTGACGAGCAACACCAGCGCCGACAGCGAGGTGTACGGCTCAGCGCAGAAGCTGCGCGATCGTGCGCGGCAGCTGTGCCGTGACAATGACTACGCCCGCCAGGCGCTACGTGCAATCGAGAGCAATGTGATCGGGCAGGGCATCCCGTTCCAGGCGCAGGTGCGGATGCAGCGTGGCGGACGGCTTGATGCGCCGATCAATGACGCGATTGAAGCGGCATGGCGCCAGTGGTCGCAGGCGAGGCATTGCCACACCGGCGGGAAGCTGAGCTTTGCGGACATCGAGCGGCTGGCGATCCGCGCGTGCGCTGAAAGCGGCGAGGTCTTCATCCGCCTGGTGCGGCAGAGCTTCGGCGGCGGGGCAATCCCGCTGGCGCTGGAGGTGCTGGAGGCTGACCTGCTGGACGATGGGCTGAATGGCCGCAGCAAGGAGGGCAATGAGATCAGGATGGGCGTTGAGGTAGACGGCTGGGGCCGACCGATCGCATATCACTTCCTGGCTTACCACCCGGGTGATTACCAGTTCAGCAACCAGCAGATCAGCACGCAACGCCATAAGCGCGTGCCGGCGGAGGAGATCATCCACCTGTATCGCGCGGAGCGGCCGGGCCAGACGCGTGGCGTCACATGGTTTGCCAGTGCCATCCAGCGACTGCATCACCTGGCCGGCTACGAGCAGGCGGAGGTGGTGCGCGCCAGGGCCAGCAGCGCACTGATGGGCTTCATCACCAGCCCAGAAGGTGAGCTGATTGGTGATGACGTGATGGATGGCGAGCGCGTCAGCCAGTTTGAGCCAGGCGTGTTCAAGTATCTGAATCCCGGCGAGTCGGTCACGGTGCCAAGCCTCGACAGTCCTGATGGGCAGTTCGAGCCGTTCCTGCGCGCGATGCTGCGGGCCATGGCGGCCGGCATTGGCTGCAGCTATGAGACGATCAGCAGGGATTTCAGTCAGACCAACTACAGCAGCAGCCGACTGAGCCTGCTGGAAGACCGTGACCACTGGCGTGTGCTGCAGGCATGGATGGTGGAGAACTTCCACCGGCGGGTCTTTAGCGAATGGCTGGACCTGGCGGTGCTGAGCAATGCGCTATCGCTGCCGGGCTTTGAGGTGGCGCCTGACCGTTACAAGATGGTGCGGTGGATGCCACGCGGCTGGGCGTGGGTGGATCCCGCCAAGGAGGTGGCCGCGTACAAGGAATCCGTGCGATGTGGCTTCAAGTCACTGTCTGAGGTGGTGGCCGAGCAAGGCGGCGATCTTGAAGAGCTGTTTATTCAGCTAGAGGCTGAGCGCTTGCTGGCAGAGAAGCATGGCCTAGTGCTTGACATTGATCCAGGCAAAGTGAGCGGCGCCGGCCTAACGCAGGCCAGGCCGCCCGGTTCGATCATCCCGCAGGATCCATATGCGCCCGAGGCAAATGCCGCACCGGAGGAAGGCGCCTGATGGCAAACGTCAACGGCACTGAGATCAACCTTGAGCCGACGGATGGTATGCGCGCCGAGGCGCAGCGTTACCGCGACTGGAAGGCTGATGGCCAGCAAGGCGGCACTGATGTAGCAGCCACCAGGGCCAGCCAGATCCTGAGCGGCGATGAGCTATCACCTGACACGGTGATCACGATGGCGGCATGGTTCGCGCGGCATGAGGTGGACAAGCAAGGCGAAGGCTTCAGTCCTGGCGAAGATGGCTACCCATCACCGGGCCGCGTGGCATGGGCAGCATGGGGCGGCGACCCGGGCCAGACTTGGGCGACAGCCAAGGCCGATAGGATCAAGGCATTGCAAGATCGCACAATGGATCCAGTCATTCAGCAGATGGTGCGCTCCGCGCCTGTCACCTTGACGCGCGCCGAGCATATTGCCGAAGAGGATCGCACGCTTGAGTTCCCATTTTCAAGCGAGTATCCCGTCGCGCGTTACTTCGGGAATGAAATCCTTAGCCATAAGGCTGAGGCAGTGGATCTAACCCGGCTAAACGATGGCGCACCGCTGCTGTTTAATCATGACCCTGACAAGCTGATTGGCGTTGTCGAGCGTGCCTGGATTGACGAAGAAAGCAAGCGCGGTTACGCCCGTGTGCGGATGAGCCGTAACCCATTCGCGCAGGAGGTGATGCAGGATGTGCAAGATGGCGTCCTTCGTAATGTCAGCTTCGGCTACGCGATCAATGATATGCAGCAGCGCGGCGAGGATTTCATCGTCACTCGCTGGGCTGCGCATGAACTCTCGCTGGTTTCAATACCGGCGGACCCTACAATCGGTCTAGGGCGTTCACTGGATGCTCACATCGCGGCCCAGCCGCATTCAACTGTCCCACCTTCTACCGACATGGAAGACACCACCGAACTGATGGCGGTGCGGGCTGAAGCGGCTGCCGAGGCTGCTAAGGCTGAGCGCGCCCGCATCTCCGGCATCACTGCAATCACTGAGAAGCATGGCATGGCCGACCTTGGCCGTCAGCTGATCGAAGGCGGCCGCAGCCTTGATGAGGCTCGCGCTGCTGTCCTGGATCAGCTTGGCGCCAAGGCGCAACCGGTCAGCGAGACCGCAGGCGACATCGGCCTGTCCCACAAGGAAGTGCGTGAGTTCAGCTTCCAGCGCGCCATCAATGCACTGGCCAACCCTGGCGACCGCCGCCTGCAGGAGGCCGCCGCATTTGAGCGCGAGTGCTCCGAGGCCGCCGCTGCCCGTGCCGGCAAGACCGCTCAGGGCATCATGGTGCCATCCGAGGTGCTGCGCCGCGACCTGACCGTTGGCACTGCTTCGGCTGCTGGTGATCTGGTGGGCGTTGACTTCCGCCCCGGCAGCTTCATCGAGCTGCTGCGCAACCGCTCTGCACTGGCCGGCCTTGGCGTCACCTCGCTGACTGGCCTGTCTGGCAACGTGGCTATCCCCCGCCAGACCGGTGCAGCCACTGCCTACTGGGTGGCTGAAAGCGGCGCTCCTACCGAGAGCCAGCAGGGCGTTGATCAGGTGAACATGTCGCCCAAGACTGTGGGCGCCTTCACCGACTACAGCCGCCGCCTGATGCTGCAGGCCAGCATCGACGTGGAGCAGATGATCCGCCAGGATCTGGCCACCGTGCTGGCGCTTGAGATCGACCGCGTTGGCCTCTACGGCCTGGGCAATACCAACCAGCCGCTCGGCATCAAGCTCACCACCGGCATCAACACCGAGGACTTCGGTGCTGCTACCCCGACTTACGCCGAGGTGGTGAGCATGGAGTCCAAGATCGCTGCGGACAACGCCGACATCGGCGCCATGGCGTATCTGATGAATGCCACGATGCGCGGCAACCTGAAGACCAAGGACAAGGGCACTGATACCGGCGCCTATGTTTATGAGCCCGGCGGCACCGTCAACGGTTACAACGCCGTGGTCTCCAATCAGGTGGAGTCGGGTGATGTGTTCTTCGGCGTGTGGTCGCAGCTGATCATGGGCATGTGGTCCGGGCTGGATCTGACCGTGGATCCTTACGGCCAGGCCACCAGCGGCACCGTGCGTGTGATTGCGCTGCAGGATGTGGACTTTGCAGTCCGTCACCCTGAGGCCTTCTGCCGCGGCAACAACACACTCTGATGTTGATTCAGATCCTTAAGGACACATCCATCAGGGGTGTGGCTGTTAAGGCGGGGCAGATCTTTGATGCTGAGGAATCAGACGCAAGAGTTCTGCAGAACATGGGCAAGGCGCAATTGGCTCCCGCATTGGAGTCGGCGCCTGCTGCAACGGTCAAACGCAAACCACGCACTAAGGTGACCCGAAATGGCGATCTTTCAGCAGACACTTGAGAAGCTGCAGCACTTCACGCTGCTGGCTACCACGACCATCACCGGCACTGGCGACCAGACCGGCGTGGACCTCCTGGACTACGACGGCGACATCCAGATCATCTTGTCCGGCACTGCTGCTGGTTCCGGCGCTGATCTGACCTTCCGCATTGAGGAATCTGCCGACAACAGCACTTTCACTGCTGTGACTGGCGGCAGCTTCACTGCCATCGGCAATGCGGCATCAAAGCAGGTCAAGACTCTCAACCGTGATGAGCTGAAGCGTTATATCCGCCTCAGCTGCACCGCTGAGACTGGTACTGCTTCTAGCGCTGTTACCTGCTTCGGCTACGGCCTGAAGAAGTACGGCTGACCTAGGGCCTATTAACCATCAAGGCCCTGGCTACGGCCGGGGCCTTTCTTTTTAGACTGAGCGCATCGCTAGCACATCATGCCTGAGCCAATCGGTACATTCAGTGGCTTTGAGGTTGAAAGCCTCGGCACGCTGACCAGCGCTGGCGCTGGCACTGCTGTGCAATGCGGCGGTGTCAGCATGACATTCCAGGTCACGGTATCGAGTATCGGCACGAACGTGGTGATCCGATTTGAGGGCAGCCTTGATGGCAGCAGCTACTTCAACCTTGACCAGGCTGGCACTGATACGACAATTGCCGCCAATGGCACCTATGGATATGCCTTGAGCGGCTGCCCGGTGAAGTACATCAGGCTGCGGCTTGTCAGCTTGAGCGGCGGCACGCCTAGCGTTACCGGCCTGGTGGGGGCAGCATGAACCTGCGCACTGGGCTGCGGCAAAGCATTCGGTTGTCGATCCGCGGCAGCATTACAGCGGCGCCATTGGCGGCAGTTGATGATGCGCTCTATGTGCCGTGGCTTGAGTTGTACGTTGATGCGTTGGCATTCTGATGGCGATCACCGAAGACCTGGGCGCATTCTTTGACGACTTTGGCGTCACATGCGTGGCAGGCGCTGTAACGGCCTTGGGCATCCTTGATATGCCATCGCAGGTGCTGCTAAGCGATGCAGTCTTGAGCACTGACTACACGCTGACGGCACGCGCATCAAGCTTCGGCAGCTTGAAATATGGCGACAGCATCACCGTGGCAGGTGTTGCTTACACCGTGCGCGAGACGCAGTACATTGACGATGGCGCATTGGTACAGCTTGGGCTGCAAAAGACATGAGCGCACCAATCCGCGTCAATACCAGGGCGGCATGGGCGGCGAGCAATCCATTGCTGCTGGCTGGTGAGTTCGGGCAGGAATCCGACACTGGCAGCCTCAAGATCGGCAATGGCATCCAGCGGTGGAATCAGCTGGCATATCATGGCTGCCCGGGCTACTGGGGCAGCTTCTGGGACTCCACGTCGCAATATGCAGCGACAGCCGACACCCCGACTGCAATCTTGCTGCGATCAGCGGACCCTGCCAGCCGCAGCGTGACGATCGCGTCTGGCAGCCGTATCACGGTTCTTTATCCGGGCATCTACAGCATCACATTCTCGATTCAGTTCAGCAATAACGACACGCAGATTCACGATGCCAATGTGTGGCTGCGCAAAAATGACAGCGGATCCAGCGGAGATGTTGCAGACTCTGATAGCAGATTCAGCATTATTGCCAGCCATGGCGGCACGGCTGGCAATGTGATCGGCACCGTTAACTTCGTGCTTCAGCTAGCAGCCAAGGACTACATCGAGCTGATGTGGGCTACATCAGATGTGAATGCTTACATCCATGCTGAGGCCGCAGGCGCTACGCATCCGGCCATCCCTGGCATTATCTGTACGGTCACTCAGGTCGCTAGCGCTTAGCCATGACGACACGCCGCGAGTCAATCATTGCCGGCATACGCACTGCGCTTACTGGCACCACTGGCGTCAGCACCAGGATCTACCGCAGCAGGGTGGAGCCAATCACCCGCGGTGAATCGCCGGCGATTGTGGTGGAGCCGATCTCTGATCAGGCGAACACGGATGTCAGCTTCTGCAAAACCGACTGGACGCTAACCGTACGGATCGCTGTGATCGTGCGCGGGATCATCCCAGACCAGCAGGCAGATGCGATCGTGGAAGATCTGCACAGCAAGGTCATGGCAGACCAGACCATTGGCGGCTATGCGATGAGCATTGAGCCGCGCGGCGTGCAGTTTGACATGATCGAAGCAGACCAGCCGGCTGGCGTGATCGCCTGCGATTACCTGATCCGCTATCGCACGGCGGTCGCTAATCTGGCGGCAGCCTGAGCGCAGCTACGATGCTAGATGAACACCATGGCCAGGGTGGGTCTTACATCCTGGACGAATCCGGCGTAAGGCGCCCTGTCGAGCCGGCCACACCAAGCCCCGAGGCATCTGACAATGGCACTGCTGACACGCAAGCAACTCATCCTCGTCAAGTCCGAAAGCACATACGGAACTGATTCCAGCCCGGCCGGCACTGATGCGCTGCTGGTGCGGTCCATTGATGTGACACCGCTGGAGGCTGATGTTGTCAGCCGTGAACTGATCCGCCCATACCTCGGCAACAGCGATCAGCTGCTGGCGCAGGCGCGCGTGTCGATTAGCTTCCAGGTGGAGCTGGCCGGCTCCGGCACTGGAGCTACCGCACCGCGCTTTGGCGGCCTGCTTAAGGCGTGCGGCATGGCCGAGACCACGACTGGCAGCGCTGTCACCGGCACTGCACAGGCCGGATCTGCAGGCAGCATCACACTGGCATCAGGTGCTTCGGCCACGGATGATGCCTACGTTGGCATGATCATCAGCCTGACTGGCGGCACCGGCTCCGGCAGCAGCGGTGTGATCACTGACTACGTGGGCAGCACCAAGGTTGCCACGGTGCAGAAGACCACGGCGGCATTCACGCCGGATGGCACCAGCACCTATAGCATCGCCGCCAATGTCGGCTACAAGCCCGTCAGCGCCAGCTTCGGTAGCGCGACGATCTACTTCAACAACGATGGCATCCTGCATAAGGCGACCGGCTGCCGCGGCACGTTCTCGCTGAATGTCGAGGTCGGCGCTATCCCGACGATTGATTTTGAGTTCACAGGGATCTACAACGCACCGACTGATACGGCAGCACCCACCACGACATACACCAACCAGGCGACGCCTTTGATCTTCAATGCTGGCAACAGCAGCACCTTCAGCTTCCTCAGCCACAGTGGCTGCCTGCAGTCGCTGAGCCTTGAGATGGCCAATGAGGTGATCTACCGCGAGCTGGTGGGCTGCGACAAGGAGATCATGATCACCAATCGGGCGCCGTCTGGTGAGTGCATGATCGAGGCCGTCAGCATCGCCACTAAGGACTACTTCACCGTGGCCAACAGTGATACGACTGGCGTGCTGACGCTGCTACATGGCACTACTGCCGGCAACCGTGTTACGCTCGTGGCGCCGAAGGTGGACATTAGCAATCCGACCTATGCCGATCAGGATGGCGTGCAGATGCTTAATCTGCCTTATATTGCTGTCCCGACCAGTGCCGGCAATGATGAAGTTGTTCTGACCTTTGCCTGATCTGTATGGCCTTTGTCCTTAGCCGATCTGCCACTTATACGTGGCCGGTAGTGTTGCGGCTGCCAGCTGATGGTGGCCGCATGGAGCGGCAAACGTTCGATGCAGTCTTCAACCGACTGCCGCAGACGCGGATCAATGAGATCCAGGACCAGGTGCGCGCAAAGCAAAATGATCCAGGCATTGAGATCACCGACCAATCAGTAGCCGATGAGGTGCTGGCAGGGTGGGCGAATGTCCTGGATGAAGATGGCGAGGAAGTGCCATTCAGCGCCAAGGCCAAGGCTGAGCTGCTCGACATCCCGGCAGTGGCAAGCGGCATCGTGGTGGCGTACTTCGAGAGTGTCACCGGCAACAAAGCAAAAAACTGAGAGACGCCGCCCGTCATTGGGTGAAGGGCGGCGTGATTGATAAGACAGCAGATGATGCCGCAGTGCTTGGGGTTGTTGGGTTTGAACCTGACGAGCCTGAGCATTTTGCGGTTGACCCTGACGCATGGCCGGCGTTGATGCTGTTCTTGGATTGCCAGACGCAATGGCGTGCTGGCCCTGGCGGACTGATCGGGATGGACTATGGCGCAGTGGCATGGGTGTTTAGACTGCGGTCAGTGACTGATGAGGCTGCGATGCTGAGCGATCTGCAGATCATCGAAGCTGAAATCCTGCAGGCATTAGGTGAGCAGCAAAAATGAACCTTGATGCTGTCCTTAAGGTCAGGGCTGATGTCCAGGGGCAGGGCGAAATTGATGGCCTCAGCAAAAGCCTCGGCAACCTAAACAAGCAGGCAGATGGCGTCAAAGGCGGCCTCGGCCGTATGGGTCAGGCGGCGCAGGGCATTGGCGGACTGATGGGCAGCTTGTTGCCTGCGGCCGCAATCGCAGGCGTCGCAGCACTCGGCAAAAACGCGATCGACACCGCGGATGACCTTAATGATATGAGCCAACGCACTGGCGTCTCGGTTGAATCGCTCAGTCGCTTTGGGCAGGCTGCAGCTGATAGCGGCAGCAGCATCGAGGGCGTCGCCAAGGGAATGGGTCAACTGGCCAAGCGCATTACCGACCCGGGATCTGCTGCTAGCAAGGCGCTTGCAGGGATCGGTGTCGCTACTACTGACGCGCAGGGTAAAGTGCGCGATCTTGATGCCGTAATGCTGGACATCTCTGACAAGTTTTCAAAGATGCCAGATGGCGCGCAAAAGTCTGCGCTAGCAATGCAGCTATTCGGCAAATCTGGCGTCGAGCTGATCCCGATGCTCAATGAAGGTAGAGCAGCGCTGGAAGAATATCAAGCCACGATCAGTGGCGATATGGCAGCAAGCGCAGATCAATTTAATGATGCGCTGAATGCCATCGGTCGCAACCTGAGCGGCCCATTTAATGAGGCGGTCACTGCATTACTGCCAGCGATTACCGCAATCGCCAATGGTCTGGTGGCAGTGATCCAAGCATTTAGTAACCTCCCCGGCCCTGTGCAGGCAACGATCCTGGCGATCGGCGGTGCGCTTGCGGCGTTGGCCGCCCTGGCGCCTGCGATCTCTGCGCTGATCACGATCGGCACTACCATCGCTGGATTGTTTGCGGCAGGTGGTGCACTGGCAAGTGCCGGCAGTATTATCGCAGGGCTGGCGACTGCGTTTGCTGTATTGATCACCGGCCCCGTTGGCATCGTGGCATTGATCGTGGCAGCTGGCGTTGCGATCTATGCATTCCGCGATCAAATTGCCAGCATATTCGGTGCTATAGTTAGCTTTATTGCTAACGCTTTCAGCGCGATTGGCGGCCTCATACAAGCTGGCGCCAAGGCCTATATGGACTACTACGTAACGCCAGTCATCGGATTCTTTAGCGATCTGTTTGTCAAGATTGGATCCGCAGTTACGGTCGGCTTCCAAAAGCTAGTGTCAATAATCAGCGCTGCAGCCAGGGCGTATGTTAACTACTACGTAACGCCAGTCCTTGGGTTCTTTGGTAGCTTGTTCACTAACGTCGCCACCGCAGTTGCAGCGGGCTTCCAAAAGCTAGTGTCAATAATCCGCGCTGCAGCTGAAGCCTATATGAATTACTACGTGAAGCCTGTCACTGGTTTTTTTGGCGATCTGTTTGCCAAGATTGGAGCCGTAGCTACAAACGGTTTTAATCAAGTGCTTAAGCTCATAAGCAACGCCGCTGTTCAGTTCAAAAACACTTATATTGATCCAGTCCTTGGGTTTTTCAAGGGGCTCTATAATGGCGCCGTTGATATTTTCAAGAAGATCGGCAGCGCAATCGGCACTGCCTTTCAGTCTGTAGTCGGTACAATCAAAGCCGTGTTTCGCAGCGTGCTGCAATATCTGGCCGGCCGGGTTAATGCCGTGACAGGCCTGATCAATATCCTGATCGCAGCATTCAACCGGCTGCCGGCGCCTAATATCCCGTTGATTCCTAAGCTCACCATCCCAGAGTTTGCGCAGGGTGGTGTCGTAAGCAGGCCGACACTTGCAATGGTAGGCGAAGGTGGCGAGCGTGAATACATCGTGCCGGAATCCAAGATGGCAGCCGCCAGCGCCAATTACTTGGCAGGCGCACGTGGCGGTAATGTCCTGGCGGGCGCTACTGCAGGCGGTGCGCCGATCATCAATGTGACAACAGGTCCGGTGATGGAGTTCAATGGCGAGCGCTACGTTACGGTGGCCGACATGGAGCGTGCTATGCGGGCTACCGCCAATGGCGTGATCGGCCGGCTGCGGACACCATCAGCTCGCATTGCGCTGGGGATGGCCTGATGAGAGCGCAAAGCCAATATCTCCGCATCTACGACAGCGGCGGCACCACATACCAGCGCTGGCAGAGCTACTACGCCAACACCAGCATCACATGGGCCAGTGCCAAGTGGCTTTATGTACCATTCATTGCCGACGGCATCACGGCTGGCGTCAGTGGCGATGAATCAAATGTAACGATCACCGCAGCCGCTACCAGTATGGTGATCGACGCATTTGAAGCCGCAATCCTTGATGGCCGCCTGGTGGACCTCAGCATCTATCAGTTTGATTCCAACAGTGGCAATGATTCTCCGCAGGCCAGCCAGCAGCTAGTGGCTGGTTACACCGGCCAGGTGACAGGCGGCGCTGCCACGTTGACGACACTGACCCTACAGCTGGGCTCTGCGCTGTCGCCGGTTGGTACGCAGGTGCCGCCGCGTAAGTTCACCACGGCCATTATGGGTCAAGGGGTGCGCATATGAGCTGGATTACGACCGCCGACCCATTGGCGCTGCTGGCCATCCAGGCCGGGCAGATCAATGCGCCAGCACCTAGCGACGCTGCAAAAGCAAGCACAGACCTAGATAGCCCACAGCGCTTTATTCAGATTGGCGAGCCTATACCGATTGTGTTTGCTAGATTCCGCAGCAACAATGGCGGCATCCTCATCAGCCCTGGCGCTAGTGAAGCTCGTTTTGAGAATGACGCCAGCAATAATGTCACCGCCTACTACCACCTGCCGCTAAGCGAAGGTCAGATTGATAGCATCCCGGTGAAAGATGTATTTCAGCAGGCTTGTCGTGTTGGCAGTCATACGCAGACCTATAGCCGCCGAGCCGGCACATGGGCGCCAGGCAATTACATTGTTCAGCGCGCAGGTAAAGATCTTCCAACGGCTCCATACTTCTGCGGCAGCATTGGGCTGTATCCCGACATCAGCACGCTGAGCTTCAATGTCACGATCCCGGACGGTTTCGACCAGTACAACCGCCAGGTGCATTTATTCATCCGCGGCGGGATGCATGTCACGCGGATTTACGACGGCGTGACCGGTCCTAGCGATAACTTCGCGGATCTTGTGAAGTGGCTGCTGGTGAATACCTCGCGTGTACCGAGCGCGATGATCGACAACGCAGCATTGCTGTCGGCTGCTACCTTCCTGGAATACAACGGCTTCACCTGCAACTGCGAGCTGCGGGAGAGCACAAACTACGCTGATCTTGTCGCGGAATGGGCGCCGTACTTCCTGCTAGGTGAATCCAACAATGGCGGCAAGAAGGGCTTGCGGCCGTTGCTGCCTGTGACTGCAGCAGGGCAGATCAAGACCACAGCGATCACGCCTGAATATGTATTCACTGATGATATTATCATTGCCGGTACAGTGGAGATTGATTACATATCACTTGCTGACCGGCTGCCATTTGTGGCGCAAGTAATCTGGCGTCAGCAGTTAGAAAGCGATGTTGGCATTATGCGTACCGCAGAAGTGCGCTATACAGGCACTGCCGAGAATGGACCATATGAGACGCATGATCTTAGCGCATTCTGCACTAGCGAAGACCATGCGGCTAAAGTCGCTGCTTATATCTTGGCTAAACGTGTTTACTCTACGCACGTTATTCGGTTTTCGGCGTGCCCACAGGCCCATGCTATTAGCGTTGCCGTGGGCAGTATTGTCGCGGTAGTCTTGGCGCGGGATGCAACAAGCCGCGTAGGATCAAGCCATAGTTATCTGTATCAGGTGGAGCGCGTCACGAAGACATTGGCCGGTGATGTGAGCTATGAGGCTACACACTTTCCGATTGACTCGCAAAGCCGCAGCTTAATCGCGCTAGACGTTGCGGCTGTTTTTGGGACAGGCATTGTACTCGCGAGCAATCGAACAGGCATATCTTGCGACATCAATCCTGGCGGCGGCGGCGGCGGCGGCGGCGGCGGCGGCGGCGATGACATCCCAGCCGAAGAGTTTATTCAACAAGGAGATGGCAATGATCCAGAAACCAGTCCCGGAGATTTTGAGTTAACAGTCATAACTACGGATGGGAATGGCGGGATAACTGGCGTTTCAATCACTGATCCTGGGTCCGGCCTGTCTAACGGTGATTTTACAGGGATTGATATAGGGCCATCTGGTGGCTCAGGCGGCGGTGCAGGTTCAGGCGGCGGCGGCGGTGCAGGTTCAGGCGGCGGCACTGGCGGCGGCGGCACTGACGGCGGCGGCGGTGCCACGGGAAGCGCTACCGTCGTAGGCGGCCAATTAACAGGTTTCAATATTACCACTGGCGGCAGTGGGTTCACGGCAGGGCAGAGAGTTAGGCCAAGACCGTCCGGCAATGGCAGTGGTGCTGCTGCTGCAGCGTCAGCAATTGGCATAGGGCCATCTGGCAGCGCAGGCGGTAGCGCAGGCGGTAGCGCAGGCGGTGGTACTGGATTTGGTGGCGCGGGCTTCACTGGTGGCACGGCGAATCCAGACGACGGGAAAGATTCGAGCACTAATCCACCTATGCCGGTTACAAACCCAACTGGTCAGGCCGGCGCTACGCCTGGCGCTGTTGCAATACCGCCAAACATATGCAGCGGAGCGGCCATCTATGGATGGTTTGACGAGAATGGCGTTATCAACATTACAAACAATCCTCTCAACGTACCTAGCCTTGTCCTGACGAATCCAGACATTGGCAAACAGTTCTCCTCGACTGTAGATTGTGGCGGTGGTGTGTCTATTACCCTTGGGCCTTTCACGGCGACAAGCAGCACACCATCGCTTGCGAATAAATTTACAGGCATCGTGAAATACTCGTATCCAATTACTCCTACCTCCGGCATCGGAGGTGAAGTGCCGTGGACATCATACGGAGAGCCCGCTTATCTTGGGCCGGAGGTGCTTGATGGCGGCGACATCAAATATCCGTGGTACACAAGGAACTCCTCGGGCGCGCTGATTACTCAATACATCAACAAATACTACGGCGGCGGAACCAGTGGCATAGAAGTTGAATTCCAAGATGGAAATACCACAAGTGGTCTAATCGTCGCCCAGCTGCGCGACGCATCTACTGATGCAGTGATTTACACATACCCAACATGATGCAAGACCGCCTCGCTATCTGCAAAGCCTGCCCGCAGCTTGAGCTACCGCTCTGGCGCTGCAAGGTATGCGGCTGCATGATGCAACTGAAAGCACGCATCCCGCAGGCAAAATGCCCGGAAGGTAGGTGGTAGCGATGGCAGTATTCCCCAGCATCAAACCAAGCGGCCGCACCTTCACGCCGGGCGAATATCCGCACACGCCGTTCGATTCCTATAGCGGCTGGCAGAATCGCGTGCGCCATAGCAATGTGATGCTCGCCAGCCAGGTGCGGCTGAGCTTCACGGCGCTCACCGAGGCCGATATGCTCAGCATCCTGAGCCACTACAACGGCCAATACGGCACGTTTGAAAGTTTCGCCCTGTCATCTGATGCGTGGTCCGGCGTTACTGCCGCTGATTACCAGCTAACTAGCTATCTATGGCGCTACATCGAGCCGCCTACGGTGGAGGATGTTTATTGCGACCGCTATAACGTCGAGCTAACGCTTGAAACAGTGCCACCTGATGCGGCCTTCGTCGATGGCGCCTGGTACGTTGTCACTGCGTCGCTGGCACCAGGTGCTGCAGGTGCTGCTAATGGCCTGAGCAAAACCGTCACGATCACTTTCGCTGCGACTGGTTTTGTCGTGCCAGGTTTCGATGGTACGATCACGACCAGCTTCGGGGCTGCCAATGGCATTGTGGCCAACATCGGCACATCGCTATCTGCTGGCGCACCTGACGTCGCTAGTGGCGTCAGTGGTCTGACCGAGAGCGTTACGCTATCACTTGCCGGCGGCACAGCAACGGGCGGCGGAGCGGCAGCCGCTGATGAGGGTGCATTCTGGAGCACATGGAACTGGCAAGAATCTGAGCCATTCCTGTTTGCCGAGGGTGCAGCCGAGGATGATGCCGGATTTGCAGCGCACTTATACTGGACGCAAGACCTCTACACCGACTGGCGCTGATCCATGGCAGCCCCGAACATTAAAAGTGGATCGTCAGTCACGACGGTCACTGGCAAGACCGAAGGCTACGCAGTCACCACTAGCTTGGCTGCAGCACTAACCAATAGCGCCGCCAGCGGCAAAGTCTTCAAGATCAATAGCGTCTATTGCGCCAACGTGGACGGCAGTGCTGCTGCTGACATCAGCCTGAGCTACTACAACGGCACCACTGACTTCTACCTTGCCAAGACCATCGCCGTGCCGGCCGACGCCACTCAGGTGCTGGTAACCCGCGAGGCTTACATCTACCTGGAAGAAGGCGACAGCCTGCGCGCTGTAGCTAGTGCCGCTAGCGACCTGGAACTGGTCATCAGCTATGAGGAGATCAGCTGATGCTTGGCCTGAACTCTGGACTGCTGGGCGTGCGTCGTGTGCCGACCACAGGTAGCGCCTCTGGACTGTGGGCGCCGAATGAGCAGAGCTTGGCTAAGCGTGCTGCCATCTGGCCGGTATCAGGCGATCTTTACTGGAATGATGTGAGCCTGCTGCTGAGCATGAATGGCAGCAACGCAAGCACAACGTTTACAGACAGCAGTTCAAATGCATTTGCCGTAACAGCCAATGGCAATGCTCAGATCACAACAACGGATCCAAAGTTTGGAACTGGCGCCTTAACACTTGACGGCACCGGCGACTTCTTAACTGTTGCATCAGATGCAAAGTTTGCATTTGGTACTGGCGACTTTACGGTTGAATGCTGGGTGTATGTCAACAGTGGCAACAACAACAATGGACTGCTCACATTTGGAGGAACATCATCAGGACTTGCCTTGTCTATAATCAGCGGCCAATGGACCCTTTCCACGGCCGGAGCTGGTGGCACAACAATGGGCGCAGTCACGACAGGTGCCTGGCAGCATCTTGCAGTCGCCAGAAGCGGATCTAGCTTAAGACTGTTCATCGACGGCACACAACTTGGCTCGACGGTTACAGACTCTACAAACCTAACTGATAACGCCTTGAAGATTGGATATTATTACAGCAGCTCTTACGCGATCAACGCCAAGCTTGATGAGTTCCGCGTAACCAAGGGGGTCGCGCGTTACACCGCTAACTTTACCGCTCCAGTTGCAGCCTTCCCTAACGAGTGACCCATGGCCAGCCTCATCTACAACTCCTGCATCGACGACATGGCGCGTGGCGCCATTGACTTCGACACCGACACGTTCAAGGTGATGCTCGTCACCAGTACCTACACACCAAATAAGGACACGCACGACAAGCGCGATGACGTGACCAATGAAGTCAGCGGCACCGGTTACACCGCAGGTGGCGTCGCATCAGTCTGTACTGTCACCAAGGACACTGCGAACGACAAGGTGACGCTGAGCTTTGCTGCTGTCAGCTGGGCCACGGCTACCATCACCGCCAGGGGCGCGGTGTACTACAAGTCCCGGGGTGGTGCCAGCAGCGCTGATGAGCTGGTGGCCTACGTGGACTTCGCAGGTGATGTCAGCAGCACTGCCGCTACATTCAGCCTCGGCAGCAGCACCATCACGCTGCAGAACTGATGGCTGAGTTCCCTGCGCTGAAGCCGGCCACACGCCGCTACAGCATGGGCGTGTATCCCGTCACGGAGGAACGTGGCTTCGGTGGCGGCTCGATCCGCTTCAAGCATGGCGCCATCGCCTACGGGCACAACTTAGAGCTGGGCTTCATCGCGCTGACGCAATCACAGGCCAAACTCCTGCGCGATCACTACCGCGAGCAGCAGGGCGGCTACATCAGCTTCCCGCTTAGCGCTGAAGCATGGGCCGGCCACGCTAGCTTCACCGATCTGGTGCCAGCGTCTACCTACTGGCGCTACGCATCAGCACCAGAGGAAACACACCGCACCGGCGGCTATGTCGATGTCTCGATCTCGATGCTGAGCGTACCGGCCATGATTGCTGCCGCCGCCGGTGGTCTAACACGGACTGTCACCGTATCCTTCGTCGGCGGTGCAGCAAGCGGCAGTTAGCCTGAACAGGTGACAGAGCCGCGCATGGATCCAGATCATGTGTCGCATGGCGACATCTACCATAAGCTCGGCACCATGGAGGGCAAGATTGAATCTGTCCTGGTGCAGATGGCAGAACGGCGCAATGATATGAACAACCTCTTCACGCGGATGCGTGAAATTGAGACTAAGGTAGCAGTGGCAATGGGTGCAGTGGCGATCCTGTCTGTAGTAATGCCGTTTGTGATTGATGCGATGAATCCACGCATCCACCTGGAACAGCCGCCAGCAGCTACTCATGCGCCGCGCGGTTAGCCTAGGGGCACACGCATCGGGCTGATGACGGCTGAAGAAATTGCAGCAATCGCGGTTGCATTGCTGGCCGGCAGTGAACTGCTGAGCTACCTGCCGGAGGTCAAAGCCAACGGATGGGTACAGCTGATCATCGGTGCATTGCAAGGCATCGCCAATAGTCAGAACAACAAAAAGCGCCGCCGCTGATCGTGGGTATCATCCAACTCGCGGATGCTGCGAAGTGGTACAAGGCGCAGCCACATCAGCTAGCAGCATGGAACTGGCTGCAGGAGCAGCTAAGCGCTGATCAGCTGGCGGAGTTCGCTGAGTTGTATCGCGCAGCGCCTGATGTGAAGCCACCACTGGCGCCATCATGGCTAGCGCCAGCATTGAAGATCATCAAGGAGTTTGAGGGTTGCCGACTGCAGGCATATCTCTGCCCTGCCGGCGTACCAACCATCGGCTGGGGATCCACCAAGCTGCTTGACGCACCAGTCAAGATTGGCGACACCATCAGCCAGGCGATGGCTGATGAGATGCTGGCCAATGATGTGGAGCACATCTACGGTGCTGGCGTGCTCAAGCTGCTGCCGATGGCGCGCACCTGGCGGCCGGAGCAGGTGGCTGCCATCACCAGCTTCGCCTATAATCTCGGCCTTGGCGCATTAGAAGGCAGCACGCTACGGAAGCGCCTGCTGGCTGGCGAGGATGCCTGCGATGTCGTGCGCGCTGAACTGCCGAAGTGGGTACATGCTGGCGAGGCCGTGCTAGCTGGCCTTGAGCGCAGGCGCGCGGCTGAAGTTGCCTTGTTCTGCGGGCCACTGCAGCAGCAGTCGGGTGCAATCGGACCGCTCAAGGTGCCGTACTACAGCCAGCGCGATTCGCAGGTAGCAGGGCAGGCGCATCGCATGTGCTTCAGCAGCAGCTGCGCCATGCTTGTGGCCTTCCTGCGGCCTGATGCGCTGAAGGGCGCCAATGCAGATGACACCTACCTCAAAGTGGTGCAGCGCTTTGGTGATTCCACTGACCCGCAGGCGCAAATCAAGGTGCTAGCTACCTATGGCATCACGGCGAAGTTTCGCCAGAACTGCGGATGGTCTGATCTTGAACAGCAGATCGGCCGCGGCATCCCCGTGCCATGTGGCTTCCTGCATCATGGGCCAGCTGCAGCGCCATCAGGTGGCGGTCATTGGCTGATCGTGATCGGCACCACGCCTACAGCCGTCATCGTCAATGATCCGTGGGGTGAGATGCTAGTAGCTGAAGGCACCTACGCCGGCAATCGCGGCGGCGGCCTGGCCTATAGCCGCAAAAACTGGGGGCCGCGCTGGATGGTAGAAGGCCCTGGCACCGGCTGGGCGATCATTGCCAATCCTTGAGCCGATCGCATTCCAGTCGGTAATACTCACACAGCTGCTCATAGTGCCAGATTGCTTGCCAATCCTGGCGATGTTCCTTCACGATTGATCCATACGTCACGCGCCACATATCGCCCACCTTCTGTAGCTTGGGTGGTAGTGGCCGATCCGTCATGAGTTGGGGCCAGTGGATGATTGTTGAATGGACGCTTGAAGAAGAGCTTCATATTGAAGCGCAGGCTCGTAGCGTCCTACACCATCATGACGCTGACCAGGTGCGAGAGCTATGTGCGTCGCTGGTGCGGCAGAACTTTTACTATGCCAAGATCATGCAGCAAGCGACAGGCCATATCGCAGAGATGGAGCTGGAATCATTTCTTGGCGGTGAGCATCAACCGGAGGCGGCGGATAGCGCAATCATGTCGCTGACCTACCCTGCTGCGCGTGATACCAAGCCCCTCAGCAATCTTCTTTTGCGATTGCTTCGTGCCATTCAGACCATGATACGCAGAGACAATATGCCTATCGACCTCATCTAGGCGAAAAAAGGCCAGCTGCAGCTGCTCGCCATATTCTGGCGATAGCGTCTCATTGATCTCAGGGTCATCGGCTGCAATCAAATCAAGGATCGGCGAGCCATCTTCATGCGCTAACTGATCCAGGCTGCTATGTGGGATGTTACGTTGCATGATCATCTGCAGCTCATCAATCGGGATATTCATCTCAGCCGCTAATGCTGCTGTCGCGATCGGTTCACCATGCTGCTGCATGTGCTCACGTTGCAGCTTGGCTGCTTTGTAGACCAGATCCAGCGTATGCTGCGGTACACGGATCAGGCGCTCCTTGGTATCAATCGCCCTTGTGATCGCTTGCCGTATCCACCAGTACGCATAGGTGGAGAACTTATATCCTTTGGTGCCATCAAATAGTTCAGCCGCGCGATGCAGGCCGATGCAGCCCTCTTGGATGAGGTCCATCATGTCCATGCTGTTGCACTTAAGCCGGCTGGTGTAACGCTTGGCGATATGCACTACCAGGCGCAGGTTGCAGTTCATGATCGTCTCAAGCGCACGCTGCCCTCGTTTGATCGTGCGCTGTTCGACCTTCGTGCGCTCACCTGGCAATGCCTGCAGCTCCCGCATCCGCGCCACCTGCCGGGACAGCTGAATCTCCTGCTCGCCACTCAGCAGCGGGAAGCGCCCAATCTCTGCGAGGTAATCCTTGACGCTATCCACCATGGCAAGCTCTGGCCGCGGCCATGGTAACAGCGGCGGCAGATTATGCCATGAAGTTAAATGATCGTTTTTGTTTGATGGTTGGGATCTGATTCATCAAGGTGGCATTCGGGGCCGAAGCCAGTCGCCAGCACCTCATCGCTGAGGCCTTGCTGTTCAGGCTGCTTGCGTTTGGCATCCATATCAGCAAGGCTGGCCAGCCACGAGTCGAGTGATTCACGCATGGGCAGGCCCTTCGCTACCTTCAGGAAGCGGCGCAATTCCTTTGGATCGCGGAGGAAGATGGATGCGCCACTGCTGTAAGCGATGAACCATCGACCATTCCAATCCCTGCCAGTCTCGATGAACTGATGCTGGCTGAGGCGCAGGGTATCACGCTTCGCCATGGCCCTCCAGGTGCTCCCGCAGCAGGCGGACTACTCCATCGCAGTGGGCTTGGTTCAGCTCGTCACCGGCTTTGCCCATGCGATAGGCCAGCTCGCGTGCGGCCTTCCATTCGGCCATGTGACAGCCCAGTTTCCACTCCAGGGAGGCGAAACGCACGTAGAGGTGGTCGGTGTCAGTCACCTATCCCCTCCAGCTCGTCGGCGATGGCGAGGAGGTCAGCGCGCACATCGTGCTTTGTTTCAGCATAAATGTCGCCTTTTTCGTGCCAGAACTCCGGCACCACCTGATCCGCAGCAGCACGCAGGGCGGCGGCGAGCGCGTCTTCTTCGCTCGCACAGTCGGAGGAGGTGGCCTCCAGACCCTTGTAGTAAGCATCCATCACCGCCTGCGCGGCGGGGCTCAGTGGGGTGGGGCTAGTCATTTCGGCTGAGAGCAAATGAACACGTTTGGATAGAGGTCGCAAAAGCTCTTGAACTCTCCAGTTAACCGGTAGCGAAGCTCTAGTAGTCCACCAACCAAAAACAATGCAGCCATATAGAGGATGCACACCCACTGCACAACTCGCAGCGAGAACCAGAAAATGGAGAACCTTTGTTCAGTCATCGAGCTGCTACCTGTCTTGATATGAAACGAATGTCCTCGTAGGTGCAATGGCCAGACTCCCAGTCCAATGGTTCAATCGCATTTGCAATCGCCCTCGCGGCGGGGGAGAGGCTAGTCATCGCTGGAATGGGATGTAGTACAAGCACTCCGCATCCTCGGCAGGGTTCAGGTTTCGCACCCAGCTGATCGCGCGATCATCAGGAATGTCGCAATGCCTAGCGCAGCACTGACGCATCGGGCATTCAGGCGTCAGCCCCATGCAGCGTGTGTAGTCAGCTGGAAGCATTTTGCCCCCATGCCCATTGGATTGCACGTGCGGCAATGCGGCGATCGGATTCGGCAAGCGTCGCTTCGCCGCCATCACATGACCACTCCGCTACCAGCTCAGCCGGCGGCAGCGGCGGCTGCCCCATCAGGTGCTGTGCCCATGCCACATGCGTCATCACGGCATGTGCGCCAGGTGGCACACCATACGACTCCCGCCACCATTGGCGGAATGCTTCTTCAGTTGTCATTGAGCGTGTCCTCAACAGCGAGCAAAATGGCGGCCGGCACTATCGGCGGATCAGGCTGCCAGCGATCAGCGGACCACTTGCCAGTGGATGTCCACAGCGCTACCTGATCCAGCAGCTTGCGTTTGCTGTTGCGCTTCACAAATCGGACGTAGCGATCCATATCAGCCCACGACGTGACATGCCAATGGTTGCCATTGTGGTCAGTGCCAGTGAATACAACGCCCATCAGAAGACATCCTCACTGGCTGCAGCACCACGTGGCAGGAACTCAAACCGACTGACGCTCAGCACGTGCTTGCTGCGCTTCTTGCCAGTTTCCTTGTCATCCCATTCCTGGCGGCGGATCATGCCGGTGACACAGATGCTGTCGCCTTTGCGCACCCTGTCTGTAATGATCTCGGCAGACCTGCCCCATGCCTCAATGTCGATCGCGTTGTTAATCCAGTTGCCGGCCTTGTCCTTCCCCTCATGAATGCCGCCGGCGAAGTTGCATACCATGGTGCCACTATCAAATGCACGTAGCTGTGGATCAGAAATGATGCGAACGATGCCGGTGGCGTAGAGGCTCATGTCAGGTCAGCGGGGTGATGCCATTGGCCTCCTCGAAGGCCAAGACTTGGGCGAGTGGATACTGCACGCGTGGCGTGCCGGCTGGTGTTGCCAACCGCGGCAGCGTGATATACGGCGGACCGATACCACGCGCGCGTTGATTCTTCACAGCAGATGGCCGCAGCCCCCAGCGGGCTGCTAGCTGTTCAGTCGTCAGGAATGCTTCAGTCATCGCCAAAAGGATCGCTGGCTTCCTGCGGCATCAATGCCGCCTCGCGTTCCATCGCCAGGCGCAGTAGGTCGTCATACTGCTCAGGCGATAGGTCTGCGCGGCGCTTTTCAGCGCGATTGGTTACATCCTGCAGTTCTGCCATGGTCTTAGCCTTAGCGATTGCAGCCTTGCCAGCGTTATACATCTTGGCGTCACCTGCTGGCAATGCAGGCGCAGGCGCCGCGACTTCCGTCACCGTGACCGTCTCCGCCTGCTGCATCTCATCGGCGCTGTAGACGCCTGAGAGGTCAGCAGGGAATGCCTTGCGTAGGGCCAGAGCCTCGCTGCACTTAGCGATCATCGCGGCTGGCATCTTCGACCACAGCCCCTGGCCGGCGTTGTAGTCAGCAAATCGTGCCACGCCAACAAATGGATGCGTCGATCCCTTGCGGTGGATGATGGTCTTAGCCGCGGCCGGTGGCTTGCTGCTCAGCCACACATCAGCCCACTGGCCATCTTCACCGCACCAGTACGTCTCGCTGCCATCCAGCTGGCCGGTGCGTTCTGCAATGCTGCGGAGGCCGTCAATGCCGGCCTGAATCGTCATCTTGCCGCCGCGCTTGATCGCATAGATCTGCTTCGAGAACGGATCCAGCCCGGTGCGTTGGCAGGCGTAAGCGAAGAGGCGCAGCTCATCGCCACTGCAGCCAGGCGCAATGGTGGTGCTGATGAGTTGGGTTTGCTCTGGCGTCCAGAGCGCAAGGCTAGAAGTCATCGGAGGTCACGGTAGTGGTGTCAGGACGCAGCGCCCAGCTGGGCAGGCTCAGAGATTCGATGCCGGTGCTGTAGCCCGGCCATTCATTGATCGCGCGGCAGTCAGCGATGGTCTGCATGTTCTGCCGCCGCAGCTCAGCGCCATGCGCCATGGCGTCAGCATCCAGCTCATACACGCCAACCGCATACGGATAGGTCTTCTCGACAGCGATAAAGATGAACCGCTCCGCAAAGGTGCCGGCCAGGTAGTGGTTGGCCTGGACGTGATATCGGAAGTTCGCCACCGACTTGGCGAAGCCTGAAGGGCTGGCATCCGTCGTGGTCTTGAGGTCCACGATCGTGGCGCCGCTGTACCAGTCCGGCCGGCACTTGCAGCGCAGCCCGGCAGTGGTGTCATCCCACCAGAAGCTCTGCTCAGCCTTGCCATTGGCCAGCAGTGACGCCGCAGCAGGATGCTCCCGCACGGCAGCGCACATCGCCTGCGCCAGGGCCATGTCCGCCTCGGTGACGGCTTCGATGCCGCTAGCCGCCATGGCAGCAGCCTGCTCCTTGCCGGCCTTGGTATTGCGCGGGCCGCAGACGCCATAGCGCTGCAGCAGCTCATCCGGCTCCAGCACCGCGCAATGCACCAGGCTGCCGAGGCGCATGGCAGCAGTCGGCTCCAGTGGTTGGCGTTGCGGATCAATGAACCGCTTCCAGTAGTGATACGGGCTAGCGGCTACCGCGTGGAGGTGGCTGGCGCTGACGGCAGGGTCGGCGTGGTAGTCGGCGTTGCTGGTCATCCCAAGTCCTCGCTATAGAGGCTGCTGCCGGGGCCGAAGACCTGCATCAGCTGCGGGAAGGCGCGGAACAGGATCGCGCGGTTGCTGGGATCTGCCGCCAGGCCGGCATCAGCAAGGCGACGGAGAAAGTTGCCGCCGAAGCGCTGCGCCGTGAGCAGCGTGTGGATCTGTTGGTCGGATGTCATTGCAAGTCAAGCCATTCGATGCCGCGCCATTGCGGCAGGTACATCAGTGCAGCCTTGGCCTTGGCTTCGGTGAAGCTCACGGCCCATACGGACTGGATTTGGTTGGTCGCCTTGATCTGGAACCAGTAGCGGCGGTGGCTCACTTCCGCACCTCCACCTGCGTGCCGGAGTGCGTGGAGCCGTGATGCGCGGCACCTTCGATGCCGATCATGGCGAAGGTGGCTGCAGCGATCAGTCCGCAGATGATGTTGTTGATGGTGTTCATGCCGCCAGCGCCCGGCGGACGCGGTAGGTGGTGATGTTCATGTGCTCCGCAATGCGGCGCTGGCTCCATCCGTAGCTGCGCAGGCGGCGTGCGCGCTGCTCAGTGCTCTCGGTGGCCCAGAGGATGATCAGCACCGGCAGCAGCAGCAGCGCTGCCAGCAGTGCAAGGGTCGTGGTCGTCATTGCTCTCGGTTCGGGGTAATGGGTGGGGGCGTGATCGCGGCTCCTGCCCCCTCAGGCCGGCTGATCCCTTGTCCACAGCGGAGAATCCAGGCCGCAGCTATCTGGCTTGTGGGCTGATGCCATTGTGCCATCGCAGGCAACCCCTGTCAACCGTGCTGCATCCTCCACGCTGCGAGCCACTCCGGCGATGCCGCCAGCCGCCTGGACTGCATCGAGCCACTGCCGCTGCTCTGGCCGCAGCCGGCCCGTAGCCGTCTTCACCTCGATGCTGGTGAACACCGCCACCCGCTGACCCACCATGTCTGGTGTGATCGTGCGCGTGGTCCAGCCGATCAGATCACTGCTGCCCTTTGCCAGCCCAAACTGCACTGGGCGCCCGTGCTGGTCACGGAGCACGCCAGTGTTGTTGCGATGCAGGCGCACCGGGCCGCGGCTGCAGGCCAGGCGGATCTGTTGCTGGATGGTTTGCTCGCTCAATCCATGCGATACCGCTTCGCCAATCTTGCCTGATACACCCGTTCCGCCCATCCGCGCTTGTAGCCGCGCTGCTGCGCCAGCTGGCGGAGGGCCTCGAGGCTATTGGCGCCGCCCTGCTCACGCTTGCGTGCGCGTGCGGTCACCTCCTGCAGTTCACCCGGCACCACCATCAGCTCACGCTCCTGCGCGCGGAATAGGTGGCCGCAGTCGCCGCACGCTTGCGCAGTGCTGGCCATTGCCGCAAAGCACACCGGGCATACCTTGACGCTTGGTGCCTTCTCGCGGTCCTGCTTCTTGATGCCCTCCAGCGTCCAGTCCCGATCCTCCAGGTGGTGGCCCAGCCGCAGCGTGTTGCCGACGTGATCCAGGATCACCGCACGCTTGCCATCCTGCGGCCGCAGGCACCGGCCGATCATCTGCAGATGCAGGCCGACCGATTGCGTTGGCCGCAGCAGGATGCAACCGCCGACGCTTGGTACATCCACGCCCTCACCGATCAATGCGCAACTGGTGAGCACTTTCAGCCGGCCGGCACCAAGATCCTCCAGCAGTTGGCGCCTGGTGGTGGCATCCATGCTGCCGTCGATGCTGGCCGCGGCGATGCCCTGCCGCTTGAACAGCTCCGCCGCCGCCTCGGCATGGGCCACGCTGCAGCAGAACGCGATCGCCGTCTGCCCGCTTAGGTGCTTGCAATAGTGGCTGTAGCAGTCGCCGTGGATGCTGGTCACACGCTCCTCAGCCTGCCGGCTGTCAAAGTCACCCATCCGCCGGCGCAGGCCGGATGCGTTGAAGCCCGGCGGGGCCAGCACCTTGGCAGGCGCCAGGAAGCCATGCTCCGTCAGCCATGCCGCTGATGGACCCTGCACCATCGACTGATACCACTCACCAAGGCCACGGCCATCACCGCGCACTGGTGTTGCCGTCACGCCCAGCAGGCGCGCGGTGTTGAAATGCGCCACCACGCTGGCCCATGTGCCGGCATTGGTGTGGTGCGCTTCATCCACCACCAGCAGCTGGAAGAAGTCCGGCGGCAGCAGATGCAACCGCCGCGCCAGTGTGGCGACGCTTGCTACCTGCACTGCATGGCTCAGGTCCATGCCACGACCGGCTGCGATGCGGCCATGCGGTACACCCATCGCCGTCAGGCTGCGGCTGGCCTGATCCAGCAGCTCAGCCCGGTGCACCAGGATGCACGTGCGGTTGCCTTTGCGGGCGGCAGATTGGGCGATGTGGGTGAAGCACACGGTCTTGCCAGCGCCGGTGCTCAGCACCGCCAGGACGCTGCGGCGGCCTAGCTGGTACTGCAAGCGAATGTCGGTGATCAGCTGTTGCTGGTACGGGCGGAGGTTCATAGCGCTAGCTCCGTCTGATCGGTGTTTGCCTCGGCATTGCCAGCCAGCTCTAGGTTCCGCACTGCCTGCCGGTAGTAGCTGGGCTTTAACTCGATCCCAATGCCGCGCCTTCCGGCTTGCACTGCGCCATAGACCTCGCTGCCGACGCCCATAAATGGGGTCAACACCGTCTCACCAGGATTGCTCCACATCACTACCGCTCGATCAATAACGTCCAACTGCAGCGGATGCACGTGCTTTTCGTCTTCCGCGTCCTTTGCTGATCGAAACTGGAGAACGTTGTCGATCCTGATGTCATCCCACACGCTTGAAGCGTATTGGCGCCAAATCCATTGGCTGTACTGGTTTTTTTTCTGATCGCCCTTCATCCCTCTGAATCCAATCAAATCAGATGGAATCGAGCGCTCACCGCTGTAATGCATCAAGCCGGTCTCGTGCACAACTGGCACAAGGTTTTCACCCTTGCGGCGAAACATCAGCAGGTAATCAGCGTTTGCGATGCTGTTGCGCGTGGAGTCCTCGCACAGCGTCTTGTGATGCAAACTCTTCATCATGGTGCGATTGCGAACCATTAACGGCTCCTTCCAAATCACACGCCGGCCACCATAGACAAATCCTCGGGCCTCGTGTTCACGGATGATGCGGCCTGGCAGGTCAAA